GGGTTCTCCTGAAGTCTGGGAAGTATTTTTGTACGACTTCTGCCAAAACTCTAGGAGTGAAGGTGACCTCCTCGCTCCTGAGGATATCTTGACACCTTGTAAAAAACGCACCAGCAAGTTCTTGCTTTGTCTGTCCACGAACGTTAAACTCTACGACTGTTGTTCTGCTATGTAGTGGTTCAATAATCTTGTTTTTGAAGTTACAAGTGAATATGAACCTACAATTTTTTTGGAACTCTTCGATACTTGCACGAAGGAGTAATTGAACGTCTGGGGTTGTGTTGTCTGCCTCATCGATGATAAGAACTTTGTGACGAGCAGAAGAAGTGAGAGACACAGTAGCAGCAAAGTTCTTTGCCTGATTGCGTACAGTATCCAGGAATCGACCTTCATCCGATCCATTAATAACATAATAATCTGCACCTAGTTCTTTGCATAGTGCTTTAGCGATAGTAGTTTTACCAACACCAGCAGTTCCAGACAGGAGGAGATTTGGGATCTCACCCTGATCAATAAAACTCTGGAAGGTATTCTTCACAGATTCGGGAAGAATGCAGTCCTCAACTTTTTGAGGACGATACTTTTCAACCCAAAGGAAATCATTCATGATGTAAAAAATTGATCTAGCGTTACTGGTTTTTTAAAGAACTCAGGAAACTTTTGAAAAATAATGGGGTCATACTGAGTATAGACTAGGTACTTAGAAAAGTCAATGTCTGGTTTCAACTTCATAATGCTATTGCGGTCAAGATTGGGATTCTTAACTGAAACAAAGTCACCATTTTTTCTAAGACTAACAACATTAGTTGGTGTCTCCCAGATTAATGTTCTGTATTGTGTACTCAATACATGATAGAACACGTCAATATCTTTTGGCGATCTCTGCTTTTTATGTTGTTCAGTGCCACCTTGAAAATTGAAGTCGTAGCAAGTTCGTTTAACAATCTTACCACTTCGTTTTTTCATACCAGAATCGGTCCTCATTTTACAAACAACTTTTTTGATCTGCCCTTTCTTCAGGACACCACCTTCACCAAGGACAAGAAGATCAACGCCGTCATCAACGGCAGGTTTATAGAAGTTAATACCTCTATGCATCAGCATATACTTTACGCAATGCTCTGCTGATTCTCCTCCAAAACGTGTGTCAATATTGTTGTGTTTGTGAAAGTCCATCTCCTCTTTTAGAAGAGTTGGCATTTGAGGCACGATTCTTTCAGACATATTATTTAAGATTAATTATTTGGTTCTAGTGCAATAAAGTATTTAATACCACTACCATTAAAACGAGCAACGTTTTGCTTGCTGATGGCAACATCATAATCGCCAGCAAGAAGTTTTAGGTTTTCAACTTTGAAACAATAACAAAACTCTTTGTTGGATTCTCCGACTTCAACTGAGTAACTATTAGAAGTATCATTCTTCTTATCAGTTACACACAAATTCATAGTTCCATCAGATCCAAACAGACAGAGATCAGGCAGTTGATAGATTGATGCTGCACGTTGAAGTTGTGCGAGAATGTTTGCTTCCAATCTAAAATTTACATCTTCAGATGGAATAGCAATTTCTTTCTCAGGAGGTTGAGTGATGATATCTGGATCGGCATAGAAGTAACGAGTCTTAGAACGACCAGACTGATCACTAACAATCACATAGTTGGATGAGGTGGTGTCGATCTTTGGTGAGTCAAACAAGGACAACCCGCCAAGAAATACACCAAGATCGTAGATACTAATCTCACTCTCAAACTGCTCACTGACATCAGCAATAGCAAGAATGTTTTTGTTGATGCTTAGAGTTGAAATCTTGTTGCCAGGTTTGATGACAATAGACTTGTTAATAGAACAGAAGTTCTTAAGGACTTCAATTGTTGGACGTGAAATTACTGTCATTGAGGATAGGATTCGGTGATTCTAGTTTTATCGGAGAAGTGGAGAAGGAGTAATCCGTAGTGTAGGATTTTGATAATGTCGCGACGGGCAGTGCCTTTACGATCATATCGTGAAGCATACTTCAGGATGTTGCTACGGCAGAATGCCTCAGCGTCTCCACAAGATTCAATCAAATCTAATGTTTGAATCTCATCGTTGCCAGCAGAATAGTGTTGACCATATGTGCTGGAAATATAGTCCTTTAGCTCTGCGAGCAGAGCATCTTCATTGTACTTCATAATCAGATGTTGGTTTTCATAGTATAGATCAATTTGGATTGATAGTCAAGTGGTCTCTATCAATAGTAATCCTAGACTTATCGAACATAGCAATACTCATTGATAAACGTGTGCCAGAAGGTTTTGCTTGATGATACCATCCTTTCGGTATAAAAATTGCATCACCAGGACATAATGTAACATTGAGTTCTGGATTAAGTTTATCATCAAATACTACCCAAGGAGTTTTTCCCTCAATTTGTATGATGATATTTTCTGTTTCATCTTGGTGAGGTTTGAAAGAATGAGAACCAGTATGACCTCCGTAGATATGCAGATCAGATGTTACATCAAGAGTGTTTTCAATTTCACGACATAAATTATTTGTGCATCTATTGTAGCGACCATACTTAGTAATTACAAAACCATATCCTTTTTTAACTTTGTGTGTGATGTAGCGAGTCTCTTGATAGTCACCATACCAGGCAGATATAAACATGGGAACTTCGTCTTTTATACCATCGGGACTGATAAGTTGCCAGTTCATATCAGTCCTGTACAAACATTCATCGACATCATCCCAAGAAACATATTGAGATGGATCGGATATAAGAGAAGAATAGTAGAGAGGAGTATCTCTACTCCCACATAATTCAGTCCACATCTTCATCCTCATTGACTTCTCCAGCGTCAACCTTTGTATAAAGATCTAAGAAGGATTGTTTTGTGTCCTCATCGAAACGACTGACACAAACCTTGATTGCATTCACACGATCGCCACCGAGAATTTGTTGGGCACGAACAATGTGGACCAGACGACGGGTTGTAATAACTTCATCCACTCCACCATCGAAGAATGTCTTACGAATGATACCTGCCCACTTGACCAGCATCTCAGCAAATTCTTGATCACACAGATTATTAATCAAGATCTTTTGCTCAGTGATGGCAGAAGGATACTCTTGCTCAAATGTGACAGGGAAACGCTCTAAGAATGCCTCGTTCAAGATGTTGGCACCAACAAAGCGACCATCATCAGAACCCTTACCCTTAGTATTTGCAGTTGCAATTACGTTGAAACCAGGAGTAGGTTTGACATAGCGACCAATCTTTTTAAGGAAGACACCTTTGCCCTCTAGAATTGATTGGAGACAAAGAATCTTACTAGAAGCAAGATCAATCTCATCTAGAAGAAGTATAGCTCCACGTTCCAGAGCTTCGATGACTGGACCATTATGCCAAACAGTGTCACCATTGACAAGACGAAAACCACCAATAAGATCATCTTCATCAGTTTCGATCGTGATGTTGACACGAATCAGTTCTCGTTGTGCTGAAGCACATGCTTGCTCAACAGACATTGTTTTGCCGTTGCCAGAAAGACCTGTAATGAAAACGGGATAGAACTGACGAGACTGAATAACTTTGCGTACAGACTGAAAACTACCAAACTGGACATAGGAACCATCTTTTTCAGGAATATAATTTGCAACGGGAGAAGCAGAGGGTGCTTCATATGCCTGTTCAATCTCTTGAGCAGTCAGATTCCACTTTCCCCTACCAGATTTATAGGACTCAAGACGCTTACAAGCAGTAGGATATGATACACCTACAGAATTTGCTACAGAGCGAACCTGATCGATAGAGACTTCAGTACCAAATTTCTTAGTGAGAGTCTCAACCATTTGTGCAGTAGTGACTTCAGACTTGCGAGGCATCGTGTTTCCTTTGTTTACTTTGTAATTATAGCAGGTTTTGGGTCGGTTTGGGTCAGACCCAGGTCGGTTTGTGATCTGGCACACGCAGATAGTTGGATGCTACCCATGGTTTAGATGCAATGTACATCTTGTATGCAGTGAAAATATCAATGCTTGTATCATACTTATACTCGTCAGGTCCTGCAAAGACGAAAGGAGTATGATCATCCCAACTCACATCAGGAATAATTTTGTCAGCAGCAAGAAGTGCAGTAAAGCATGTATGAACTTTATCATACCGAGCAGCATACTCTTGACATAGAGCAAATCCATGAGCAAGCAACCAGCGAGCATTTGATACAGTCTCGTTTGCCCACTTGGTGCATGGATGATTACGGAATGCTCCTTTCTCTGTAGCATAGGCGGTGCCATCTGCCTTAGGTAAAGTGCCGTAACCATGTCCCCACTTGTCAGAGCATACAATAGCAAGCATCTGACAGGTCTCTAAAGGCATCTTGACGATGTGCTTGTCTGGTAGGACAGCAGCAGACCGCCAAGGTGATTCGTCAGTGACAAAGATGTTCATTCAAATACTGCTGTTACTCCCATGATAGTTGCTCCAGGGTTTCTTGCCAAGGCAACCTTCTTTGCATCTTGATAATCTGTAGCAATTACAATCTCTTCAAAGATTGTACCTGCTTTGAATAGTGATACTTTACATTTCATGACGATGTTTCTCTAGTGTTGCTTTCCAAAAATCAGTTGTAAAATGTTCCCCACCTTCAAGACGTGCTATTTCATTGCCATCTTCATCAAATGCAAGGAGAGTAGGAGTCTTATCGATATTATTATCGATGGCATATTGCGACCATTCACTACCTTGGATGCAATTTACAATTTCAATTACATCCTCCCACCCTCTTTGTTTCCGTAGAAGCCACTCTCCGTACATACAGGAACGACAACTGTCTTGCATAAAGTATTGAAATTTTTTCATGCTATTTGCTCAATAAATGCATTAAGAATAGTTTTGTTTGTCATCTTAGATCCCATATGCTTTTTGAAAGCACGAGTCAGTTCTGCTTTTGTAGCAACTTCTGACTTCTGTCGGACCTCAAGATCACTAGAAGATTCACCGATACCCCGATCTGGCATATAGAAAGATTCAGTAAATCCTGCTTTGTCTTTGATCGAAGCAAAACGTTCTCTCTTCCACTGCTTATCGATGATAGTCAAATCCTCGTATGCAATCTCTTTAACTAAACGTGTTAGATCTGCTTTATTGCAGATACGAATACCAACCCAATTGTAGTCAGTAATCTCACGATAGAAAGATACAATCTCCTGTGTAGTTTTAGCAGGATGGTTTGAAAATCTACGAGTATATCCAGTCTTAGGATCCCGAAGAAAGAAAATTTTCCCTCGTTGATGACACAAGTATGTATAACGCTTTGTGCGATTTCCATAGTACCTATGATCCTCAGGAATGTTCTGAACAAAACTAATAGGATTTGCCTCTCCATCAGTAAGACAGATAACATTCACCTTAGTGACGTTCTCAACTTTCTTCATATTAGAAACAATTTCACGAGTTAAGTAAATTGCTTCTGAAAGAGGAGTGCCTCCCAAGGTATACTTAGTGCAGTGAGGAATTCGTGATCCTGCAATAGCAAACACTTGAAGATATAAGAGTCTCATAGATTCATCTAGACTTTTAGCATTCTGTCTAGAAGAGAAGAACTCAAACAATTGAAAATCATCAGGGATAGAAAGATCTCCAACTTCTTGTGCAGTCTCTATATCACTAAATTTTTCTCCAATATAACCTGACTGGAAACCAAACACTCTGAAAGGTATGCCAGACTTCTTACAAAACCAAATCAAATTATAAGTCTGCTTCAAAGTATCGAGCAACTGATATTGCATAGAACCAGACCAATCAATATGCATTACTACACCATGGTTCTTACCTTCAGGAATTGTAGTAACTTTTTTAAAGATGTCTTCGGTAAGTTTATACTTGTGCAGAGAGTTGGTATCAACAACACCCGTCTTAGAAATTGCTGCACGTTTGTATTCGTCAGCAGACTTCTTCATTTCAAACTGCTTGCACAAATAGTTGACTGTCTTTTGAGTATCTTTCTTGAAGGTATTGAAATGATTGTTTGCAAACTCAATGTTCCTACCATAATATTCCTCCGATAACGATCCCTCATAATAATGTTCTCGGAGATCTTTAGAGATTTCATTGTAAGGAACAAGATAATCACTCAATTTTGGATTGGGAACATTTAGATAAACCCATTCCTTTGCATTATCATCAACCATCTCTTGCAATGCTTCCTGAAGAGAAGCATCAGTAATAGATTCTGTCTCATCAAAATCTTGATCTAGTGTAGCATCTCCACCCCTATCGTCAGATTCGTATGATGGAGTGTCTAGATCTGAGTTATCATTCTCTTCCTCACGTCTATGCGCTTCTTCTAGCATTTCTTCAAGGGTCATATCATCTTCTTCGTCAGCACTAGGATTTTGAGGTGTCAACTCCTCTTCTTCATCTGCTTGTCTGTTGCCATCAGAACTCATAGGCATAGACATAAAATCTTTTTCTTCTTGCCTCTGTACTGCTTCATTCCAAAGTTCCTTAGCAAGATCAAGAACGTCCTTAAAACTATTAGTCTTATCAGCACGTTCTACCCATAGCATTTCTTTTTCAGAGAAAGGCACCTCACTATTACCTTTATAATAAAGATTGATACGATCAATCAATGCTAACTTGGTTATCTCCTCTTCCTTGACTCCGAAGAAATCCATGTCCCATAGTTGTTTATACCCTTCGTAGAAAGACTTGCGAAGACCAGGATAAGTCTGCTTCATCATTCTCTCAATACGAACATCCTCCAGAACATTCACAAATGCCTTTGAGACACTGCGGAAGTCTTCATTAGGTGTATAGAGAGCATGTCCCACCTCATGCCCTACCAGAAGGTCATAGACGACGCTAGAAGCAGTCTTCCAGATAGGCAGACATAGAACTCGTTTGTCCACATCAAAGTATGCTGTACTGACTTTCCTATGCTCAATCGTGAGATTCTCAGTTGCTAGGAGTCTAGCAAGCGTTCCCTTGACTTCTTGGTTGACCATGCAGTTCTGTCGATTACCTTTTAATTATAGCAGAGATCTCTGCTCCTGGACAACTGGTGGGACACTTTTGTTACTGTCCCAGTGGCGGATCACTCCAGCAACGATGAAGCAATTAGTAATGAGATAACTAAAAAACACGATAGATCGTACAATAACAATAGCATTGTCATACCTCTCGGTCTTCTCATCAGAGAACGAACCCAAAGCATACTTCCAAACCCTAAGAATCATCTGACATTTTTGAGAAATCATTAATCTTTTCAAACTTAATCGTTCGTAAAAATTTATCTACAAGGATCTCTCCCTTATGAGAAATAACAAAAACATTTGTATCGTTACCAAGACCACGAAGAATCTGAAGAAGTTCTCCAGTACCCGAAGCATCTAGTGAACTATCAAATACCTCATCAAGAATGAGTAGATTAGTAGCGACACTATTTTTCATACGAGCAACTTCACGCCAAGTAAACAGAAGTGCTAAATCAATCTTCTGCTTCTCACCTTCGGAGAATGATGCATATGAAAACTCATCCCTAAAGCGACTCTTGATAACTTCATTGAACTCTTCATCGAGTGTGAAGTTAACAAAGAAATCCATTGACTGAAGATATTTATTAATTAACTGATTGAAAACAGGAACATACTTCTTGATAATTTGACTCTTGATACCAGAGTCTTTGAGAAGAGAACTGACGACTTGGTACTCATCAAGTTTCCTACTTACATCAGAACAATCAGATTCTGTATCTGATAGATCTTTTTGGAGAGCAAACATTGTCTCCTCTTCTCTATCAATATTTGGAGTTATCTGTTGCAGATTGATAATCTCTTTTTGGATTGATAGATTTTCAAATTCAAACCTAACAATTTCTCTTTCACTTTCTGTTGTTTCCTTTCGTAGTTCGCGAATCGTCTGATTCAACTTCTCTTGATTTTCAATAATTTCTTTGTATTCTATAAGAGAAGCATCTAAAGTTTTTATCTCTTGCGATAAAGCAGTCCCAGTTGTGATCAAGATTTTAGTTTTAGCATCACGCAATTGCTCACCAATCTGCTGGTGGCAAGTAGGACACTGATGGTTTTCCTTAAAAAATTTTAGATCCTTACTAACTGCTTTTAAGTTAGTTGTAAACTCTGATTTATGTTGAAGGGCAGCAGCAAGTTGTTGATGCCATTCATCTAGGTCTAGACTATTATTAGTATATTGATTAGTAGTATTTTCTAGTTCTTTAATTTTTAATTGCAGTTCATTGATTTGTTCAAGGTTTGCATTGACCTTCTGCTGCTTTTCTTCTTGACGTGACTCATTGATTTCTGTCAAAGAAGATAGTAGTTTTTTCTGTGCATCTACTTTCTGTTCAGCAAGACTCAGCATGTACTGACAATCTTTACTTTGATTTTGTGATAAACTAATACGATCCTTCAGCAATTTATTCATATTAGAGAAGACATTAATATCAAGTAAGTCTTCTATTACCTCTCGTCGGTGAGAGGCAGTGAGTTGCATGAAGGGTACAAAGGTGCTGGACCCAAGAATGACGACTTGGGTAAATGACTTATAGTTAAGTTTGAGTACGGATTGCTCAAGATATTTCTGGGTGTCTTTGGTTGCTGCGTCCTGGTCAACCAGTTTATTATTTTTGTAAAGTTCAAATGCATTTGGTTTAATCGCTCGGAATACACGATAAGAATCTTTACCAATAGTAAAGGTAACTTCTACTTTGGTTTCTTTTTCGTTAATAGAATTTACTAATTGGGGTTTATTAATCTTTCGGAATGCTTTCCCAAACAAAGCAAAGCACAGGGCGTCCAACATAGTAGACTTCCCTGCGCCATTATTTCCAATAATAAGTGTTGAGGGTGATTCGCAAAAATCAATCTCAGTCCACTGGTCTCCTGTTGATAAGAAGTTCTTCCAGCGAATAGTTTCAAATGTAATCATGTTATGGAGGAATTACCAGGTCGTCTTTTTTTACTACTGAATAGTGATACCCGTACTTATCGCAATTCATTGCTACTATATTAGCATCAATTTGCAATATTTCCAAGTCATCTTCATAATCTACTGCTTTCAACATCTCGGCATAACGAAAGGCATCATCTTCTTCTTCAAAGATATGAACTTGTTTTTGATTCTTATCGTTAGAGACAGCGTAAACGCCACCTGTATCTGTTGCCGTAAGAATGAACATTAGATTTCTATTGCTTCGGTATACAATGATCTTAATATTGTTTTAATATTATTTTTATCGACCTTAAGGTCTATTTCATCTATGTATTTGTCTAGCAAAGTTACTGTGTCTTCGGTTTCCAGTACCGAATTCGTTTCAGATTCAATACTCAGGTCTTCAATAATCTTTAAATCACCAAGACTCATGTCCTGGAGTTGTCTTACTACATAATCAAATTTTGCATAGTCTCCCTTTTCCTCTACAATCAATTTGACAAAACCACCTTTCAGTTCTTTTGGATCTGGTAGAGTGATTCCATTGTTATAGTATAACTTATGGAATACATCAAAAGGATTCCTAATGAAAGTTGTCTTCAGAGTGTCGGTATCAAATACATGAAACCCACGCTTCTGTGCATAGTCATTCCAATATATTTGGTAAGGGTTTCCAAGATAATTTACATTACCTTTACGAGATTTTTGGTGATAGTGACCACTGAAGACCTTAGCAAATCTTTTAAAGATGGATGCCTCCATCCCATTTTGCATTACATGACCAGGGTGTGCCTCAAACCCATTGAGTTCTAGGTGCCCCATGCATACTTTTGATTCAGTAGTTCCTAGTCTCTCCAGAACTTCTGCACGATTTTCATCGCAAATCCAAGGGAGAAGGAATATAGAAAGACCACCAAACATAACATCTGTAGGTTCAGTGTAGACACTGATGTTGTCGTATCCCCCAAGTAATTCATTTGGGGCATTAACTCTAAGAGTGTTTTTGTAGTAAATGTCATGGTTACCTACGAGCATATGCATGTGTACATTTCTCTCTAGGAGAGGATCAAACCACATCTCCTTTGCTGCTTCCAATGACATGAAGTTAATGGAGCGACGTTTATCAAAGGTATCACCCAGACAAACAATCGTATCAATACCATTGGCATCGATAAATGGAAGGACTACCTCACCATAAAATTTTCTATAGTGATCAATAAAGTTTTGATTGTCATTACGAACACCGAAGTGTTGATCAGTTATCAGAAGGATTTTCATTCTTAGGTTCTAAATCACGAAGTCTCTTGCGCCAGTAGCCGCGATCGTTGTCATCTCTACATGGACTATCTCTTTGGATTGCATCTTGCAATCGTTCCTGATCAGTTTTCTTAGTCATCGTTTGGAATTGAATTCTACTCGGGATTTGATCTGATTATAATCGGAATGAGCATCCCCGTCAACTGTAAACACATGATCATATCCAGACTTCTCAAGAATTTTATCCTTGATTTCCATCTGGCGTTTTTCTTTTTGAATTCTTCTCAAGAAAGCATAGTATACAATCTGAGTAAAATATGCAAAGGGATTCTTAGATTTTTCAGGATCAAAGTTATCTATGTACTGAATGCAGTTCTCAATTCCATCACAGACCATATCATCTTTATACATGTAGTTGATAAAGTTTGGTCTATATGATAAGTGCGTTGCAATTTTCAAAAAACAACTACCCAAATAATTGCCCACTCTAGGTTTGTTGGGACTAGTCCACTTCTTAATTTGTTCTGGAGTAAAGTCAGGATTTTCTTTAAGAGCAGCAATTTTTACCTTGCTTTTATACGCTACAATTGCAGCGAGAAACTCTTGATTATCAACGTAATGTTGTTTTTGTTTTTTTGGAGTGACTTTCATTTAGGTTTTGCATTGTTTATATTATAACACACTTGACAAGATTGTCAATTCTCTGTAGAATAACTCTGTAAGGGTTCAAGGATCGGTTTAGCTACTATTTTGAATCAGGAGTATTTTTAAAGATCTTCTCTAAAGACTTCCTTGCTTTATCAATTCTACCCAAGTAACCGACACTGGGGTCGAGTTCTACTTCCCGTTCCCTTTTCATTTTTTCTGTATCTTGTTCTCCTAAGAGAAATGCTTCATACAGAATAATAATTTCTTTCTTCATAGAAGCAACTGTGATGATATCTTTTTCCCGTAGGATAAAAAAATCTTCATCTGACAATTGCTGCCACTGAGATAGTCCCATCCCTCTGACTACTTTTGATTCGTCAGAAGATTCTTTAACAATCATTGACACAGCAACAGGATCTTGAAGAAAAACTAAGGTCTCTTCATTATCATCTGTGAGCACTGCTTTACCCAGGACTTCTTCCCCGCTTACTAATTTGAAAATTCCGTAGAACTCTTCATCATGTTTTGCGTAATTAATCATAAGTTTTTACTTTGACATCTATGATTTCATAATTAAATTTTTCTTGATTGTACACTTTAACTCTTTCCATTAAATGGTTGAGTGTGTAGTTGTTACCTCTATCGGTAGAGATATCATCAGCAATATCATATAATGTTGCCTGTGATTTATTTTCGCCTTTCCTTAGCACACGACCGATAGATTGTAGGTTGCGTACTCTGGACTTTGAGGGACTTGCGAAAATAACGTTGTGTAATCTTTTGATGTTGATGCCTGTGGAAAACGTACCATATGAAGCAACGATAATTGCATTGTCAGACTTTTCAGTTAGTAGTCTGATATCTTCGCGGTCGTTGACATCTACACCACCATGTACAAAATGTACTGGTCTTTCGGTGTAACTATTTATCATCTCATAAAGAGGCACCCCATGACGCTCTACATAGTTGAAGAGGACTAGAGTATTTCCTTCTAAGTCACAAGCAAGGTTGCGGATAAATTTATTCCTACCTTCATGCTCTATAAGATATCCAATCTCGTCTTGGTATCCTTCAAACAATTTCTCTTCATGCTTCACTAGAACAATCTTTACTTTCAACTTAGCAACATATCCTTCTTGCATCAATTGAGCAGTTCGTGTCACTTGAGAGCATCTACCAAAGACACCTTCAAGAACTAACTGATTGACATTTGCACCATCAAGAGTTCCTGTAAATCCAATACGATATTTACATTCATGCAACTTACCCATCAAAGAAGTGAGAGATTTGGCTTTGAAAAGGTGCGCCTCGTCACCGATTACCACATCGAACCTGTCAAACCACTTACGAGGTTCCTTATAGATCGATTGCCAAGTGGTAATTATCACCTGATGGTTCGTATATTTATCTGCCCCCGCATATATTTTGTGGCAGTTTTCGGTCGCCATCCATCCATATTCTTCAAAGTCCTTATACATCTGCTCAACTAGAGATGTAGTTGGAACAATGATTAAAACATTTCTATCAACATTCGTATGGAATCTGACCAATGAATAAATCATTAATGATTTTCCTGATGCCGTGGGCGACAGCAACAATCTTCTGTTGTATTTTAGTGCTTCGTATATTGCTTTATACTGATAATCTCGCACCTTCAATGCACGGGGCAACCCCAGAGATTTTACAAACCCCACTACAGATTCTGGAGTGATAAAATCATTCTGTGCTAGAGGATGTCCAAAGAACTTACAATCCTCCATGCGATACTTATATCCTTTCTTATCTGCCCAGTCTAAAAGATAGTCTAAAAGACCACAATAGATCTCTCCTGTAGCTGGTGAGTATAAACGTATCTTGCCGTCCCATCCTTTCCAACGGCGATTCTTCTGCATGTACTTAGCAGACTCTACTTCAAAACAAAAGAAGTCTGCGAGCTCATAATTTAATCCTGGTTCTGCTTCTACCTTAAGATATACTTCATTCTTCTTTTTAATTACAAGATCCATCAGTGTTACATACCAGATTGAAACCTCTTCCATTCAATAGCATTTTTGATATGGTATGTACGGGAGTTGATCATCCTCAACACACCATCCAAAAAGAAGAGTACCTGTTCTATGTAGTCTATTTTAAATTGTAGTTTTCCGACCTCTTCGTCCGCATCGATGAACATTGAGATCTCTTCTTTAGTAGTAAGTTTAAGATCAAATGGCATCTCTTTGTATATGGTTGCAGGTGCCTTACCTTTATAGTACAACCATTTATCTCTGATAAGACGTTTCATTTCAATCACCCTCTCTTTTTTCATAAGAGAAAACATATTGTGATACTCCATGTATTTCATATGGAGTTGTGGGATTGCTATAGAGTCATTGTCATGAAGATCATCATCCAATTTGGAGTCAGTCTTCCACATTCCTTGAAGTGTTTCTAGATTCATAACGATGTTTGATTGCTTGTAAGTGCCATGCTTGTGCCAGACTCTTAGGTCCCTCCTTCAAAAGATTTCTTTCTTTCGGATCAAGAACCCAATTGTCTAGTACATATTGCTTCCATTCTATCATCTTCTTCTGCTGCTGTTCACATTTCTGATTTCAAATATAGTATACTTGAATGTTGCCGTTGCTGTAAAGTAATCGTTGTCACTTCCAGTCACATCAAAATTCAAAGTAGACAATGATGTTGGGAAGAGATCTTTAAATACTACGTCAAAGTTTGCGAGGTTGTTATTATTAAGAACTTGAAGAGTTGCATCTGAAAATCTAGGATCTTCTGATGGATCCTTCGCATACTTATCTCTCCAGATCTTTCTTTCTGCAAACTCTTGAGGTGTACCTAATGCACGCATCCAGTTATGCAACTGCATATAGTTCTCTAGATTTTCATCGACAATAAATTCAATGTTAAAATCACTATAGCGCATGTTACCTTCAACTGGGATAGGTACTAATCCTCTAGTTGGAATCTGAACATCTCCCAGTTCTACAGTAGGGATCTCTGCTTTCTGGCACAAGAAAGAAACTTTGTTTGCCTTATTCAACAGAAATATAAACCCAATGGGTGATAGAAAATTTCTATTTGATAGTTGGTCGTCGTACCAGTTTGCCATTGATCTTTACTTCTATTTATTTCAAACAAGCATACCTTGCTCAGACATGTAGTGAAGAGTGTCTTTCAGACTACCAACATGTTTAGATCCAATAGCTACTTGAGGGTATGTTGCTTCTTCACCAAATTCATTTTCAAATGATCTTTGAGTAAAGTGTTGGTGTAATTTGTACTCATGATAGTCTCCGCCAAGATGTTCAAGTAGAGAAACTACTCTCTCACACTCCTGACTTCCGTTAGTGTAGATTACACATGTATTGTCGATCATTCTTCTCCTTCAGTATTGTGTATACCTTGGATTATTTATTTGACTTCTCCAATCACCCATGATTCCAGACCTGTGGCAGCAATCAGATCTATAGTTAGTTCTGCTGATTCCCATGGTATAACTAAACAGAATCCAATACCAAGGTTGAATACATTACGCATCTCCTCCTCAGCAATATCTCCTGCCTGCTGGATCTTGGTGAAGAGTTCTGGTCTCTCCCAAGCGTCATAGTTCACATCAACCCTAAGACCCTTTGGAAGGCATCGTGGGAGGTTCTCAGGCAGTCCTCCTCCAGTGATATGTGCCATGCCTAGGATAGGAACTTCATCTAACAGGTGCTGAATGAGACGGGCATAGATGGTGGTAGGTCTCAGTAACTCAGGCATCTCTTTGTAGAAGAT